GCCACCGCGCACAATCTTTACCGGCTGCAGATCTGGGTGGACAACAATCAAAGTATCAGCTGATTGCGTCCAGCACATATCATCAACCATATCTGATGTGATGCTGGTGGTCAGATAATTATTTGCCCCACCATTGATGGCAGCAATTACAGCGCCATTTTTAATAACGTACATTCGCTGGTGCGTAAAGCACAGCATATAAGAATCGGAAACAGAGAATTGAAACGGCACCAGACGCACGCCATTGCCGGCACTAGGTGTACTGCTATTAGGTAGCTCCAAGATATGCTTGGTGCCTGGTCTGCGCCTTAACCCGCCTTGTGGCTGGATCAGTACATTAGTGGCTTTGGCCAGTGCGTTATTGTATTGATCGAGTTCTATCCTGGATCGCAGCAATGGATCCAGCTCACCTGTACTGAAGTTAGACTGAATGTCAACAAAGCGCGGCATTAATTCCTCACTGCAATTAAGCTGAAATCCTCGATAATTCTAATCGGGTTACTCTGGCCATCCACCTGCATACACTGCCTAAAATAACCACCTCGGCCATTCTCGGATGGATCGCCAACAGCAACGCTACGCCATTTGGTAGACTTCTCTTGCTGCTCGGTAATCGATTCTGCTATGTGCCAGGCAACCATGTATTTCAACAGCTGCACAAAGTATGCTGGCATCGCAAATTCTGCAACGCTATATTGGTAGTCAATATAAACGCTGGTTAGATTTGTCAGCATTTGATCGCCCTGAATCTCCCAATCTTTTTGCACTGGAGCGCCAACGGATGCCGAGTTATATACAGCTCTTGGACTAGCAATGCGGTCACCAGGCAACTGGTATGCATACTTCCAAACGCTACCAGGCGCAGTCACCAGCTGAGCCAGCTGGATCTTTTTCATATTGAATGACCATGGATACATGACCAATGTACTGTCCCTAATATTTGGGTACAGTCGGTCACAGATCGAGCTCTCGTCAGTGCCATCATTAAATGATGTAATTGCTTTAGCACCAATCATCAGGAGCGCGTCAGCGCAAATACGAATACCAGTATCGCCAGCTGCCATATCAAACCTTTAATGTGATAAAGGGCCACCCTTGTTTTACAAGGGCAGCCCTGTGCTTGATACAGATTAGATTAGTCTGTATCTGTTGCGCTTACGGTTGTACCATCAGCGATATCAACAACACCAGCTGCCGAGACTGCATTGACGTAAGTCAATACAAGGCTAGGAGTTGTGCTGTCGTAAACAAAGATAATATCGCCAACTTTTAACAGCGATGCAATGCTGTCAAAATAACTAACGGTATTAACAGTTGCTTGTGTATCAGCTGTTTTATAAAGATACATTGACGGTGCATTACCTGCTTTAGCAGCGCAGACAGTGACCAAACCAGTTGAAGAAAATGCCATGTCAGCCCCCTATTAAGTTTCGCGGCAGGTAAGTTGAACAATACCTTCCGCATCAATGGTTATGGCACCGGCTGAGAATACTTCGTTTACCAGCCAGCTGGTTTTCTCTGCAATGTAGTTGATCTCAGTGCGCATGCCAATACCTTCAGCATAGCCAAGAGCATCGCGGTGGAAAGCAAAGCATGTACGATCCAACGAAGCGTCAATTGCCAAGCCACCCTCAGAACGATCACCCAGAACGTGGAATTGGAAACCCATGTAGGTATTCAATTCGCCTTGGACTAAAGCCTTAACTGTGTTGAAGTCAGACGATGTAACAGTTGACTCAGACAACAGGTTAGACAAACCATTTGCATGGATGATGATATGACGGTTGTCTGGTGGTACATTGTTTTTGTCCATCAGACGCTTAGCTTCACGCAGCTTAGCAATGTTCATGTTGCTGTCAGATGCGCCAATGTCGTTCGACACTGTAAGCGATGTGCCAGATGCTGCGAGTGCGTCCAGGATCAATTGATCTTGGCGGCGGCCCATAGCAGATGCGACTACTTTAACCAACTCAGAACGCTCGTCGAAATTGACTTTAGCCTGGCTGAAAATGTCTGAATACTCAGCTGCATTCCAATCCTGCAAAGTACAGGTAACGGAACTAAAGCCAACATTCAAAGGTGTTATGTCAGTTTGAGCTACACGCAAAGTTGCGGCACCCTTACCAACTTTAGGAAATTTTACTGTACTGCCTTCGACCCCTCTGCGCTGGCGCACTGCTGGAACCAACATAGCCGATGCTTGATAGGCTTGTTTGACTTCAGCATCAAAGAGGGTAACAAAGGCGTTTGATAGAGAAACGGCCATTTTGATACTCCTAGTTTATTGACAAAAAGTTATTTGTCGCGCCGGTATGCCAGATATTCTGGGCCGATTGCTTGTCAGTTACGCCGACCAATCGTCTGTTTCCACAGCGGTCAGGGTTCAATAGATATCTATTGAATAAGCCTAATAGCGTTTTACTCTTGTTCTTTTTAAAATGCAAGCCAAAATCCCCGCCGCAGCGGGATCTTAATTTTATCCAAAAGCCTGGTGAAATAGGCGCTCTACCTTCTGACGGTATGCTGGATCTGATTGGTACTTAGGATCTCCAACCATTGCCTGGAGCTCTTCTTTGCTAGGCATGCCGGTGGTTGGCGTAGATTGAAGCGGCACGCGACCCTCATAAGTCTCGCGCACTTTCATCAGAGCTCGTAGGCCGGTAGCTGTGCCGCCCATAATCTTGAACTCCTCAAATTCATCTGGTGACCAGATACCCTTCTTGACCAAACCTCGACCCCAATCAACCATATCTTTAACCATTGCCTGGCCATTTGGTCCTAGCTTTTGCATCTCCACTTTTGGATCCACCATATCGGCTGACATAACGGATTCTGCTGTGGATCGTAGCTTAGACGCTAGATCATCAAACTGAGCCTGGCTTATTCCATTATCTGTAGCCCAGCTAACCAGGCTAGCAGTCATTGGATTTTCATCAGCGTTCTGAGCGCCCAACACGCTTACATCATAATTGCCATCAGCTGGTGCATTGTGCTGACCCTTGGATATCTTACCTCTTAGGTCTTTCCAGCTTTTGGCCATACCTTCAAGATCTGGCTCGTTGCTGTCTTTTTTCCAGAAATTCTCTGGCCACCAATCTGGACGCTCAAGCGGATCTTCTGGGCTTGCTGCTACGTCAGTGGGATTAGACCTATGTTCTATTTCTGTGTGCTGCGGATTTGATTCTGTTTCTTCGTGTGCTGAAACATTGTCTAATAGGCCAGTGTTGCCACCGGGTTCGACGTTGGTTTCTGTGTTCATGGGTTCCTTGCTCGGTAGATGCGTGCCTCAATTTCCCGAATAATGCTGTTCTGCCCTTCTCGGTAGAAAGCATAATCGGCTGGAGAGCCAGGCACAGCGACAGGCTGCTCCAAAATTGTATCTCTCATGTACTTCATTAGCTTGATACCATCCTCTGTACCAAACACTCGCAGGTACAAACGGTCAGTATCTTTGCGTTGTTGGTCTACATTGCGTATATCTTTGGCCTGGCCAATGGCCTCTAGTTCATCCCAACTCATGCCATCTCCGGTGGTGGCAATGCTGGCTGTCCTTGATCCTGTTGTTGCTGCATCATTTGCATTTGAGCCATGGCTGCCATTTGTTGCTGGTTGTTAGCCTCTTCCATCATAATTGCACGCTCAGCTCGGTTGTTTCTAACCGACATTGGCACACCCATTTTGTCACCCAGGTAGTCAACCAGCGCATCCATCTTCAATGCGATCTGGCCATCTGGGCCCAAATTCTGCATAAGTTGGGCATAATTTAATATTGCGCCAATTTCTTCCTGATTTTGGGCTTGTGCAAGCGGAGCCACCGGCACCACCTTAACTTCCAAACCATTGACGCGCAATGGCATATCGATCAGGCCACGCTCGTCCATAACCTCCAAGATCTTCGCTGTTAGCGGGATCATTGTTTCGTTAATCAAGCGGCCAAACGCAGATCCAAGATTCTGAGCCAGCTCTTTCATACGCTCGACAATCTCAGTTGCAGATCGTGCGCTCATGTTCTCAGGCGGCAAAGACTCGTCCAACAGTATCCGCTTGATGTTGCTGCGGAGATCGTTAATTACCAGCTGCGATACATTGAAATCACCAGATCTAGGCAATGCTAGAAGAGCTGGACCCTGTGGCCCACCGTTTCTAGCAACCGGGATAATTGCACCAGGCACCAGCTTAACGGTATTCGGATTTAGTACGCCATCATCAGCTGCTGTATACACGCCACTAACGGCCATGCTGGCATTCTTTAGCAGGAGCTCAATGGTTTTGTTTAATGTCTTAATGTCTGGCAATGCAGTCATCAGTGGACCGCGACCATAGATCTCGCCGGCCACCTTCATGTAACGGCTAATTACCCATGGGCTAGACTTGCGGCGGCGATAAACCAGCTCAGTCTTAGATACCTTGTCAATAACGTGATAGCAGTAGTCACCTCGTCCATGGTCATAAATTGTGGCTTCCAGCAATTCGATATCATCAGTTGGTTTGTTATCTATCCTGCGCTGCATCTCATCAGATAGTTTTGCATCTGGCCACTGCCGAATAATGCTTTCACCCTTCATGCGGATCTTGCGATACACATTGTCTACCTGGCCATTTGCACCCTCTTCATAGCTGACCAGGAATAGTGGAACAGGTATAAAGTTAATTGGGTTAACCGAATCACCTGGCTGCACCATCATGCATGCAGTGCCAACAGATAGATCTAGCAAAAACTCACCCATAGCAATATCAAAATTAGATTGCTGTAGGACGGTAAACATTTTGTCGCAGTAGGTTTCAAAGATATTCCTAGCCATCTGCTGCTTTTCAAATGGAATATCTGAGCCAGGCTCAAGTGTTGCCCACTTGCGTTGCGGTGGGAATACTACCGATTGCAAACGATTGGCAAAACGCTGCGTGCTATTAATTGCAGTAGAGTCAAACACGCGCTGCATCTTTTTACTGCCAACAGCTCCACCTTCCCACACACCATACAATTGACGTTGTGGAAGAGCAAATTCATACGCATCTTGGTACAGCTGCTGAAACTCATCTTTCTTTGTCTGAGCTGCAGTCTGACGTTTAATAATTTGTTCTGGTGTTAAGCGAGTACCACCAGGAGCGGATTTATCGTATTCCATTATTCATACCATTCTAATTGTAAGGATGCTGCGTGAGCTGTTCCATTTACATTTGTAAGCCTAAACAAATAGTTTGTTAATGGCTTTAATACATATTCCAATGAACCCGCTGTTCCACCACCAGATTTTTTACCACTGCCACCAGGTAATATTTGTGCGTCTATCTGTGTTCCAAGCGCTGTTATTGTTGGGTTAATAATCATCGCAACTTGGCTGCTAGTCGTATAATTGCGATTCCTATTGATAGGAGTAAAAGCCGTACCTCCAGTAGCAGACGTTCCCTCATAAATATACAGCTCCGCATCCCCAAGACATAAAGCATCAACAGTCAAGTGTGGTATTACGCCTGACGCTGATGCAAGGACAATATCTATACTTGCAGTATCAGCTAATTTTGCGTTGTCTGGATATACCTTATAAGCAAACCAAGCTCTGCCATCGTGGTTTCGTTGATGGTTTACATCAACCATAATTGCAGGTGCATCAGCTCCAGCAACAACATAGTTACCAGAATTATTTTTTTGAGCAAGCGTTACAAATCTTGACTTAACATCACCAGACTCAAGATTGGCAAAAGTCAAAGCCATTAATCATCCTCTTCTTTTTCAATGCCACCCATGCCAACCAGCGCTGCAGTTATTGGGCCACCTGGCTCCCAGGTATCGCACGTTCTGCTACCAGTGCAAGGTATGTCCCACTCGTCGCAATAGCCTGAACTGTCATTAGTATCAACCCATGACGGATCAACTTCTGGAGGAGTTACCTGCTCATATTTCTTCATGCAATCATCAATGAATTTTGTTTTCCAGTAATGGCCACAGTTTGAGCACAGCATTTCTCTGGCTGCACGCTCACTAACATTCCACTTTGTTGACTTGATAATCCAGTAAATTGTTTCTGGTGCCTTTGGATTAGCTGGGCCAAGATTAGCTTTAGTAATGCAGATGCGATGATTCTTAATGCTCATATCTTTGTCCATCAATACTTCAGGACATTTCATATCTGATGATTGGCTAATAGCCTCATCTGAAAGCATTGTTCTTTCTGATCGCTCCATTGCTTAACTCTTTTTTTTGGGCTTCATTGCTGTCTTAGCCGCTTGCTTAAATGCGGCATCAGTTGGCGCACCTTTAGAATTCGGCTCACGCATTTTCTCTTTAGATCCAGATTCTATTCGTTCGCGCTTAGCGTGAATGTTTGCATATAGTCCTGTTTTCATTATTCCCCCTGTAGCATTGGTCTAGTTGATCCACGCCTTGCAGCGCCAAGCCTCGCTGATTTGCGCTCAGCTAATTCGCGTTGATATGTTGTCTCTAACTCTTCTCTCTTTTTTGTAAACGGCTCTTCATTAAACGGATCTATCTTTGGTGCCGTTGGAGCTGTTGGTGCTGATGGAGCTT